TCTCCACGGCCTTGCGGAACTTGTAGGCCTTGTAAGCGTCAGCAGCCGGTACGTCATGCTCGGTTGTGTTGAGCAGCCCGGCGTTCACCAGGGAGATGATTGTCGAATTCTTGAGTTTCATTTTCTGGTCTTTTTGAGGTTTTGGATGAATTGCCACACGACCAGGCCGCCCCACCCGAACAGGTTGGCGAGCCCGACGACGATGTAGAAGGAACCGGGCGCCCCGATACCGTATGATATGCACCCGGCAGATGCGGCGATGGTGACGAGCAGCGCAAGGGCCGCGATGAGAGTCTTGATGAATTCCTTGTCCATGTCCTTGGATCTTTTTATCCCCTGTATTCTTCAACTTCCTTCTGCCCGCTGACATAGCTGCTGCTGGATGTGACGACCAGCTTGTAGGTCTTGGTCGAATCGTATGCGGCCACGATGAACACCCCGCTGTACTCCTGATTGGAATTCGCAGGGATGGATATGCTTCCTATGCTCCGGGTGTTGATGTTCTGACTGCCGTCGTTCAGCGCGATGACCATATTGCTTGCTGTGAAGGCGCTCGCGGTGTTGTTGATCACGTTCACGACGTACCGGACGCGCCCGTGGAGCGCGTCGTTCCACTGCGCGTCGATCGTGGTGACGACCGCGACGACCTCCGCCTGGACGGTCACGGTCTGCGGCGCGACGTCGCAGGAGAGATAGACGCCGGCGCCGGGGTCCACGCCCTGGTTCGCCCGCTTCGACGCAAGGAACGGGACGATCTTCACGGACTGCCCGCCATAGGACGTCAAGCCCGTGAACTCCACCGAGGACGCGCCGTTTCCGATCGTGCCGGTCGAGAAGGCGAAGGCGTACTGGCTGTTGGACCGCCAGATGAGGATGCCGACATACCAGCCGCTGACGGCGGCATTGCCGATGACCAGGTCGGAGAGCTGGATTCCCAGGTCATTCGCGGCCCTCGTCTCGTCGAGCTGCACGGTGAGCTTCCCGCCGCCGTAGAGCCGGAGGTTATCATAGACGCCGGTGACAGGCTTCGGCGCGGCGGCGTAATACTGTATGAAGTCGAAGGCCCGGAGAGGATACGTCCCTCCCGCGGGGCGGTCGTATCCCCAGGCAAGACTGCCCGAGAGAAGCTGCGCCAGGAAACCGCTGGACGGAGTCCCGAGAGCGGCGTATGTCGTGAACGTCAGGCCACACTGTCCGTTGTACCCCTTCCACCAGTCGGCCGTCGACTTCCACTCGTGGTTGCTGTCAAGCTGGCTGGCATAGGAGAGCCCGGTCATCTTTACAGCCTTGTATTTCGCCCACTTGTTGATGGTCCCGTTCGCAAACAGGTCCGCCTGGGACGTGGACGCATGTCCCAGGGCGGTCTCCAGGTCGCCGAGCCCGCCCGCCATCAGCTTGACGAACGGATAGGTGAGTATCTGCGTAGATCCATTCCAGCCCATAATCCTAACTCCTTAATCGTTTGACTTCTGCTTCCAACTCAGCCACCCGCTTCTTCAGGACGTCAATCTCGCGTGCCTCAATGATGGTGTTCACCAAAGCGATCTGCCCGTAGGCGAGCGTCATATTGCCGTCCTCCCCGTGGACCAGCTCCGGGATGAGAGGTTTCCAGTCCTGGGCGATGCTACCGGCGCTGCGGCCCCTTCCGTCCTTCCAGTCGAAGGTCACGGCACGGCAGGCGGCGATGTCCGAGACGGAATAGTTGATCCTGCTGAAGTTCGTCTTGAGGGCGGCATCGGACGAGATCACCTGGTCGCCGGTGGACAGGATCGTTCCGACTACGTGGAGCTTCTGGGTCGGCGCGTTGGTGCCGATGCCGAGGTTCCCGCTGTTGTCAAGCCTCATCCGCTCCGCGGTGGTGCTGTTGACATTCGTGTACCAGGTGAAGAATCCGCCGCCGCCACTTGCAGCCGTTCTCCACTCAGTGGTGGACGCCGGGTTGGTGATCCTGAACACGACGGTGCCGTCGGAGCTCCTGCGGAGCCCGAGAGCGTAAGCGGTCAAGTTCGCCGCCTGCCAGTCAACCGTCGAGAGGTTCGCGTTCCCTGCATGGTAGACGATCCGGTAAGACGAGAGGTCATAGAACTCCAGCACGCCCGCGGAACGCATGGCGACATTCCCGTGAACCGTACCGTCCGCGGCCTGGAAGACCACCCGCGGATTGGCAAACTTCAGATAAAGGCCCCCCGTGAATGTCTTTGCGCCGGTGATGGTCTCCGTCCCGGAGATAGATACGTAATGCGTGCCGGCCACGAAATTGCCTGCATGCCAGATTTCCTTGTCGCCATCGCTGTGATACACCAGCTTCCCGGACGAGAGACCGATATAGCCGGTCACCGCGGTGCCGCCGGTGTTATAGCGCAGACGGATGTAGCTCGCAGTGGCATGGGCGGAGTCCGCCGCCAGCAGAATGTTGGCCGCACCCGTGACCGTCAGAGGCCCGGTCATCGTATCCCCCGCCTTCAGGACGTAGTTCCCAAGGGAATTGTATGCCGTGTTGCCATTGGATGCATTGGTCGCTATGGTAGGCAGGTCATAGGTCGCACCGTTCGTTCCGCTGATACCGAAGTGCCATGCCGGGGTGTTGTTCGGCGAGCTCACGGATCCTCCGCCGAACTCGACGTGCCCGGAAGCGTAGCGGACCGCCATGAACGCACGGGTGTCGGCGCCGCCGAAGAACAGCCCGGATCCGTATGCGGAGAGGGACCCGCCGAAAGACGCCCCCGGGGATGCACCGAAGCGGATGACCTTGAAATTGAAGGCAGCGTTATCCCCGTCATCGAATCCCAAGGCGCCCCAGGTGTTCGAGTTGTCCGTCGCCCGGGCGATTATACTCTTGTTGGACGTCCCGTACAGGTAATTGCTCAGCTTCCTCGTTGAGCCGTCCGCCACCTCGTCGAGCGTGTAGCTCGGCTTGGCGGCCGCCTTCGCCCAGGCGTAGACATCGGACGCCGGAAGAGTCGTCGGGTAGGCAGGAAGCGACACGGCCCCGGAAGAAGGCGCATAGGAGGTGCTTCCGACCTTGACGGACGTGACATAGTTCCCGCTCGCCTGCTTGGCGTCGAGGGCGGCTTGCAGCCCGGAGATGTTGCTGATGGCGAGGGTGCCATATTTCCATGCACCCGTACCGGACCCTCTCTTGCTGTTGGCGCCTGCCTGATACATCAGCACCTGCCCTGTAGTGACGCCTGTGTTGGCGGTCCATCCGGCAAGGGTGTCCATCAGATCATAGAGGAAACTGGCGCCGCCGCCACCTCCGCCGCCCGGAGTGCCGGATGCAACAATCTGGTCGCCCTCGGTTACTATCGGCTTGCTGATGTAGATGTAGCCATTCGTGGAATTGTACTCCAAGTAAGCGCCGGAGGCAAGATAGACGCGATTCACATAGGCGTAGTGCCAGTAGCTACTGGATCTGCCGAGGTCCGTGTCCGTGCCCGGATAAATGCTGCCGGCAGTGACAATCAGCGGCGAGTTGCCGTTGTTGGTCGCAAGTCCGTTGGGGACGAAAGTGAAATATCCGTCCGTGGGCGCCGTGATATAACTCGCGGAGCCTCGCTTGAAGTTGATATTGGACACCGACGAGTTGCCGAGGTCCAGCTGCCCCGTGACCGCCGCCGCGCCGTTGACATAGAACCGGTAGGTGGTCTGCGCCGCGTTGTTCACGGAAAGATAGGTCACGCCGGACAGCGGCCCGGACATCACATCTCCGGCTCTCTTCACATAGTACCCGTTGTTCCCCTCGAGCAGGCCCGTGAGGACGCTCTTCGTCAGGTTCGCGCTATGGTAGAGCTTCACCCAGGCGGGGTAGCCGGGGAACGGGGTACTGCCGGACGAGCGCGTCGCCCACCAGTAGGAGCGGACGTACACCTCGTTCTGCGTGGTGTTCGTTCCGAACTGCAGATGGCCCGCCGCGACCGCGAAGTCGGCGAGAAGGCCGTAAGGACCCGGGGTGAAGTTGTCCGTCGGGCCAAGCCCGCTGTGGATGATACGGATACTTGGCGTTCCGCTGTCCGGTGTGTTGACGTCAGTGGGCGGCGTGGTCTTGTCGTAGGTCACGTAGCTGCCCTTCGCCTGGTACGCGGCCGCCGCCGCCGATGCGGTAAGGAACCCCCAGCCGGAGACGGTGCTCGCCGTCACGTTGGTGGCGCCGGTGGCGATGCCATTCAGCTTGACCTTGTCCGCGGCGGACATGAGCCCTGCCGCGCTCGTCGTGGCGCTGGAATATGTCGTGTCCGTCCAAGGGACGTTCACGTAGGCCTTGTTGGACGAGAGCTGGACCGGATAATTCTTCCCGCTCTGGGTGTAGCCGAGCTGGATGCCGCCGAGGGCGCTCGTCGTCGCCGCGGGCAGCGTGTAAATCGTGTCGGTCAGCTTGTACCCCGCGTTCGTCAGGGCCGTCGCAATCTGGGCCGCAGTCACGGCCCCAGTCAGACCGGCGACCGACTGGACCATGGGCGTGGCGGCCCATTTGTCCAGGGACCCGTTATATGCAAGTACGTCCCCGGGCTGCTTCGCCGAGCCGTCCGCGCGAAGCACAGACACCGAGCCGTAGACATCGGATAGCTGGTACAAGTTCTGGGCGCCGCCACCGCCGCCACCGCCGCCCGGCGTTCCGTCCCCGACGATCTGGTCACCGGCAGTGATGAGATGGAGCGGGGAGCGAAGGACCCTGACGTAGTTTCCGTTCCCGTCCGGCACCGTGTCCACGTAGAGGTCAGGCAGTGGCGCGGACGTGTTCCCGCCCGTGAAGAACAGGCCATCCTTTGCGGACAGGTAACTGTAGGCATCCTTCGGACGGATCAACGGCAGTTCGGGATGCAGCTCGAAGTAGTTCGCGCCGCCGCCACCGCCGATGGAGGACCCGCCGGCGGAAGAGGACGCCGAACCGGCAGAGCTGGCCGTGGAGCCATTGGACTCCAGGAGCGTCTCGGACTGGACCGTGAGGGACGCCGCCGGAAGGGTCACGGCGGAGATCTCCAGCTCGTCCTCGTAGAGGTTCCAGCCCCACGTCTCCACCCAGTAGTCCAGCGCGCCCTTCGTGAAGACCAGCGGCGGGACCTGGACGGCGCTCTCCAGGAACACCGTTCCGGTGACCCTGGCGCGGGGCAACGCGATGCTCAGGGCGTAATCACGGACGATGAACGCAAGGTAATCCATGCCTGTCGTGAAGTTCGCGTCGGAGAAGCTCGTGATCAGAGCGCCGTCGTCGAGCAGCAGACCCTGCAGGAACGCCGCGTAATAGGCCATATCAGACGTCTCCCGACCGATGGCGACCTCCACCTCCCCGCCCTCTCCGCGCGCGCCGTTGTCGAGCCGCAGGATGTCCTGGTAGCCCTTCGGCAGGACCACGTCAAGGTAGGCCCCGAAAGCGCGGGCGCAGGTGCCGACGATATAGACCGCCAGGGTGCCGGCAGGATACGAGGTGCCCTGGACGAAGGCGGGGATCTCGCCGATGCTCAGCGTCTCCGCCTGGATCCTGTCCATGTCAAAGGACGCGAGCGGCTGCTGGTAGTCAACCAGGGAACCATCGATGCTCGCGCCGACGGCGGACCCTTCCTTCCAGACCGGCGTGCCCTCGTCCCCTTTCCGGAGATGATAGACCACGTTGCCCACCGTGTAGGTGATCAGCACGCCGATGGCCGCACCGACACGGACGCCCACCTCCGACGCAACGCCGGTCGCCCGGAGCTCGAAGGACATGGGCACCCGCAGCCCGCCCATGGAGAGCGTCTGCGCGATGTGCGCCGTAGCGTAGTTGTTCCCGCCGGTGTCGTTGTTCGGGAAGAGGTAACCGTCCGGACCGAACGATGCGTTGTTCGCCTTCGTCCATCCGGTGTCGGACGTCATGTCCGCGTTCTGCAGGCAGGTGACCGGGCGCCAGGGAGCCTGGACCGTCACCTTGTTCTTCGCCGGATCTATGACCGTGGAGAGCTGCCCGACGGGCCACGCCTGGCTGTGGTACATCCTGCCGAGCACCTGCACGGAGTCATTGAGCAGGGCGGAGTTGCCGGAGACGTTGAAATACCGGACCTTCCCGTTCGTGAACGTGACGTTGGTCTCGCGCGTCAGGATCCACGCGCCCTTCCACCACGTGATCGTGGCGTGCAGGGTATCGAGCAGGTACGTCAGGACGTCGTAGCAGGTCTTCCCGGACATGTAGTCCAGGTTGATGGTCATGTCCAGCAGCGCGCCTGCTCCCCTGCTCCCCGGCTTGAGGGAGCTGACCAGGAAGACGTCGGTACCCACGCCGGTGTAGCCGAGCAGATACGTGAACATCTGGCGCAGGGTCTTGAGTCCCTGGGGCGCGAAGTCGTAGAGCTTCAGCTCGCCGACGCCGTCGGTGGCCACCACCTGCACGTCGTAGGGCGGCGCGATGTCCGGCTCGCTGTAGAGCTCCGGCGTGACGAAGCCGCTCCAGAGCAACGTGGATCCGTCGTAGAGCTGGACCATGTACGCCTTCGGGTCCGAGGTGTAGAATTCGATGAACTCGCGGTCCACGTGGCACTCGGCGTAGAACTCCAGCGACGTGCCGTAGACGTTCCCGTTATGCTGCTTCTTCAGGACCGGGGCGCGGCCCAGAGCGCGCTGGATGACCGCGCCGGAGTAGCTGTCCTTCAGGACGTGGATCTCGCGGGTCGTGCCATTGGCCGACTCAAACCGGAACAAGTATTTGACCGCGTATGCCATTATGTCGTGTAGCCCTTCTTGTTGTTCGTGTTGTTCAGCACGGCCGTCAGCTGGTCCCCGTCGGCCTGCAGCGTGCCGGTGACGTTCACCGTGAGCTCTCGGGTCTCGTAGTCCTGCCCGCCGTAGCCGTAGGCGCTCGACGCGACGCTCGCGCCGGCAGAATAGTTGCCGGACGCCACGTTGCTCAGGCCGGCCTTCACCGCGGCACCCAGGGCCACGAGGGCCACACCCGCCGCGATAGCGACACCAGGCTGCAGACTTTTGAGCACGAGCTGTATACCGGCCGCTGCGATGCCCGTCTCGATAGCGATCTTACCGATATTCATCGCCATGTCGCCGAAGGCGGACAGGGCCGCATTCCCAAAATTGCCCCAGGCGTCACCACCAGTCGCAAGGTCACCGATGAGGCCACCGATGGCGGCAGACATCTCAACGGTAAGTGTGGGAATCATTGCGGTGAGCGCAGCGTTCATCCGCTCGAGGGCGTCAACCTGGCGTGAAACGGCTGCCCCGGCTTTCTCCGCCGCTTCAGCCTCGGCATCCGCGATGTCCTTCCAGTAGGCCTCCGTCAGCCGAAGCTGATCATTGTACATCGCCAGCTCCTCGTTGCTGAAGGGCTGCGTGGACAAGCCGTTCAGGGCCCGCCACTGCTCATAGATGGCGTTGCCCTCCTTCGCCATTTCCGCGTCGGCGGCAGCTATCTCGGCGGTCTCCTTTGCTGCAGCACGTGCCTGGGCCGTCAGCTCCTTCATAGCATCCGCAGCCTTCTTCGTGGTAGAAGCAGCGGCCTCGCCAGCGCCAGCGACGTCTGCCATGGCCGTGGCCGGGGCCTCCTCCGTGACTACCTGGTAAGCGCCTTGAGGTGTGATATATCCGTTGGCGAGCAATTTGTCATAACGCTTCTGCTGCCTCCGGTTCAACGTGCCTCCATTGGACAGCTGCGCCATCAGGTTGTTTGCCTCGATGGAATCCCGAAGGGCCTGGAGGTCCTTGTTCACCAGCGCCCTGGAATCATTGCCAGTGAACATCCGCAGGAACTCCGTGAGCAGATCCACCGTACCGCGGAGAATACCCTTGCTCTCGGACAACTTCAGCGTAAAGCCCTCCCAGGCAGACTTGAGATTGTTAATGGACCCGATCAGGTTGTCCGCCATCGTGTCGGCCATCTGGTCCAGCGATCCATTCGCCTCGTCGAGTTTTCCCTTCAGGTCTACTACGTCATCCACGCCTTCCGCGAGCACCAGGAACGCACTCGCAGCTCTCTTGCTGACCAGGTCACTCGCCTGCGTCAGATCCATCCCAGCCTCCTTGAGGGTCCTCAGCGCCTTGGTCAGATCGTCGAAGGTCTTTATCTCACCACCGACAGCCTTCTGCACCTTGCCGCCATCCTTTGCAGCCTCGAGCAGTATGTTGCGGAGCGACGTTGCGGCAGTCGATGCATCGAAACCTGTGTTCGAGAGGACACCGAGGAGCGCAGCGGTCTCCTTCGCGTCCAGCCCGAACGACTTCGCTATAGGGGCAACTGTTGAAATGGATGTCTGCAGCTTCTCAAAATCCAGCGCCGAATTGGTGGTCGACGCGCTCATCACATCCAGCAGCATGCCGGTGTCACTGGCGCGAAGACCGAAGGCGCGCAGGGCTGCGCCGGCGAAATCCGCGGCAGACGCCAGATCGGTGTTCATCGCCGTGGCAAACTTCAGGATGGGCGCCTCCATCGCGGTGATCTGGGCCTCGCTGAAGCCCAGTCTGGCGAGAGACACCTGGAGAGCCGTCACTTCGCTTGCGGTGTACTTGCTCTGGACGCCGAGCTCCTTGGCTGCATTGGCCAGGTTCGTCACGCCTTTCAGATCCTTGCCAAGGACAGCGGCGAGCTCGCTGTTCGCCTGCTCGAAGCGAGATATGTTATCCACAGCAGAGCCGATGGCTGCCGCGAAGGAGGTCACACCCACGATGCTGAAGGCCGACCGGGCCACATCGGCGAAAGCGCGCAGCTCCTGCTGGGCCCGACGCATGCCGGCGTCGAACTGCGAGGTATCGCTGCTTACGCGGACTTGGAAATTATTTGATCGTGCCATGGCCTTTGTTTACTCTCTGCAAGAACTTCCTGACCTCTTCCTGCGTCTCTTCCTCGCTGAGGCCCGCGAGGCGCTTGATTTCATTCTCCCCCGAGTCGACTTCGTCCCAGGGCATCGGCCAGAACTTGGCCGGGTTAGTCATCCGGGCTTCCTTCTTCACCTGGAGGTTCCACAACCGCATCGTCGCGCCTCTCACCAGCTCACCGATGTGCCGCCGGTCTGCGACCACCTCCTCTTCGTGCGCCCGAAGGGCCTCCCAAAACTCGCCAGGCCGTGTCTCGTAGAACACCGACCGGGTCATTCCGAGAAGGCCCATCGCCCAGCCCCTGACCGTCCCTATGCTGAGCGGCCCAGGGGCCGCGCCGTCAGCTACTCTTTTTTTTCTTCCGCCGGGCCCTTCGCGGTCATCTGCCTCGTGAAGATCCGGATAAAAGCGCCCATCACGCCGAAGTCGGCGAGGACACCCACCTCCTCGGATGTGAACTTCACCTCGTTGCCCTCCAGCCTCTCGCCTTCGTTGATCCCCGCGGCCAGAAGACCCGCCAGGTCGGAAGGCTTAAGCGTTGAAAGGCTGGACAGTTCACGCACGTCATCCCGGCCGGAGCTCTCGAGGAAAGCCACGATGGCGTTCCAGTTGAGCTCCACCCGAAATGTACGTCCGTCGACAAGTGTGATCGTGTCCTTCATTACGACACCAGAGTGAATTCACCGGTGATCTTCAGGTCCAGGGTGAGCGTGGTGTCGCTGTCAGCCTCGGCACTGGAGTTCTCGGAGTAGTTCGTGATGATCGCGTTCCCGCCGTAGGTCGCACCTCCCGCGCAGGTATAGGTGACGGCCACGACTGCGTTGGATCCGGTCACGAGAGACAGGGCAAGCACGTCGTCGCGGTCGAGCTTGGTGGCGGTGCCGGTCCCGTTCAGCGAGAGCAGGGCGGCCACCCGAAGGGTGACGTCATGGCGAACCACCGACTCCTGCTGCACACCAGCGTCGTCCTTGGTGATGGACGTCTTGGTCACTGCGGAGATGGTCAGGTCCTCCTGGGTACGACCGAGGATAGTCTTGCCCCCGATCGTGACGGAAATGTTGTATCCTTCAATCATTGTTGTAACGTATTATGATGTTTGTTTCACAAAGTATTGCAGTTCAACGGTCCAGACGTTATCAAGGCACGTAGTGTTCGAGCTCTGAAAACGGATCACGTACTTCGGATCCGTGTCATTGTCAAGCACGCTCCTGATTGCGTCAGCCTTATCCATCGCCTGGTCAGCGTCTTCGGAATACACACGTATATAGCAGTCCGCGGTAATCTTATAAACGCCGTCCTTGGTCCGGAACTCCTGGACCGTCTGCTCGTATGCCGCGTAAGGATACTGCTTGACTTCTGCCTCCGAAAGGTAGAAGGGAAGCAGACCGCCGCACAACGTCGTGAGCTTTATGCCAATGCTCTCAGTCATTTGAAAGCCTCCTTCTGCGTCCTATCCATCTGCAACTTGAACTCATCCACGTAGATCCGGTCCCAGCCACTGATTGCGTTCTCGAAGAAATTCCGGTGAGGAATTCCCGACCGGTTGACGCGCCTGATCGCGGCCCTGTAGTATCCGGGCTTAACGGCTTTCTGGAAGTTATGGGACGGATCCCGACCAGACAGGGTTCCGTAGTTCAGCCAGTACGCCTTATACCAGTCATACAGTCTTCCCGCATCCGGGTTCTTGTTCTGCCCCCGGCGGGAGTTCTTGCTTGCATAGTAGCCGAGCCGGGCTCCAATCGCGCCGGTCTTCCGGCTCTGCCAGACGGCATAACCGACCAGATTGCGCCAGCGCTTCGGCGTGCGGGACTTCAGCGTCCGGGACGTCTTACGGGCCGCGGCACGCATCGCTTTCTTCACGACGTTCCGCATTTCCTTCGGCGCTTCGTCGAAGGTCCGGAGGACGTCGTTCAGTCCGCGGATCTCTACCTTAGTGGCGATCATGACTGTGCGGTTCTACAGGTCAGCGTGCAGATCTTCGACCACCGGTCGATAGGGTCGATGGACACGATGTCGAAGGGCGCTCCGTCGATGACAACCTGCCAGCGCGCGGTAAGCCCGGCGATCTTGTATATCGTCACGTCCACCGTCCGCTGCTCTTCAAGGTTGTTGTTATCCGGAAGCTCATCGACCCTCCAGTCCAACCGGGCGTACACTTCCGCGTAAGTCTGGTAACTGAGCGACTTCTGCCCGCGGTTCCCAATCGTCTGCTCTACAGACCGCACGGTCACCAGGGTGTCCATCTCGCCTATGTTGACACGATGCTCTTCCATCACTACAGCCCCCAGGTCCGGTACGGAGCCAGCAGACGGGACGATGCCTTGGGCAGTACCTCCACCGAATCCACCGGATTGTTGAACAAAGCAGCTGCATGGAGCAGAACCGCCGCCTTGATGTCGGGCTCCACCCACGGAGTGCCGGAGACGTATTCCACCAGCATCGTGGTACCTTCCGTCAGGACGGTCAGTTCCGACCCGGACAGGACCCACTCGGACTCGCCGAGGACCACGCCGTCGACCAACACCCTGTTCACGCCGATAGCCGGCGATTCCAGGGTGAGGGTCTGGGCGTAGGGGCCGAGGTACGTGAAGACCGACTGCGCGATGATCCTGCCGATGTAGTGCTCGGCAGCCCGGATGGCGGCCTGCAGCTTGTTCGTCAGATCCACGTCCATGTCACTCGTGGTGATACGGATGTGTGACTTGAATTCAGCAAGCGTCGGCTGATAGGTCGGGATGATCATTCGCGTAGTCATGTCTCAGCGATTTAGGCGGTGGTGGTGAGGTCAACGATCTTGCAGAACGCCTCGGGACGGCGGACGCAGACATCGTGGTACGCGATAGCGGTGACCTCGATGACGGCCTTGGCCTTCTGGGAGTACGGGTCGACGATGAAGTCGAGACCACCCCACTGCGGGACGAGGACCTCGTTGAAGTTGCCGAAGATGGCCGCGGAGCAGTTGCCCGAGGCGGTGCCCTTCGTACCGTTGGACGGGATGACGTTGGACACGAACACCGGGTAGCCATTCATGCGGTCGCCATCCATCAGGAACACGGCGGTGTTGCTCGCCTTGGCGATGGTCTTGAGGTCACCGGCCACCTTGGAGTTGGTGACGTAGGCGAGACTACCGAACAGGGCGTTGTCGGCGCCGACCTCGGTCTCCATCTGGACCATCTTGGCCCAAGTGGCGGCGCCACCGTTGGTGCCCATGGCGATGGCATTGACGCCAGTGGCGGCGAGAATGCCCGTAGGCTGGCCGCTGGAGCCGGTGCCGTTGAAGATGGCGGCGTCAAGGCTCTGAGCATGGGCGGCGATGATCTCGTCCCAGATCAGACGCTCGACAGGGAGGGCGCTCTGCTTCAGGAGGTCCATGGTGTAGCCACCGAGGATCTGCAGACGGTGCGGGGTCATGTCGACCGTGCTGTATGCCAGCTTGGTGATGGACGCCGCGGACTCCTCAGCCAGCCAGCTGGCGGCAGCGGAACCACCCTTGACGATGCGGGCGTTGCCCTGCATGCCGGGGATGTAGCGGACGCCGGCGCGGACACCAACCATCGCGTTCTTGAGGGCTTCGATGTAGGACCACTCGGTGACGGCAGCGAAAGCGCCGCCCTCGCTGGAGGTGGTGACGTTGTTGTACGTGCCGCGCTTACCGGCGAACTCGACACCCATCAGGATGGACGGGATGCCGTGGCCCTCGAGGGAACGGCCGGAGCCCTGAAGCTCCTTGCGAGCCTCCTCCTCCATCTCGGCCTCGAAGCCGGTCAGGTTGCCGGCAGCGGCCTCGCGGAGGAACTTGGTGATGGAGAAGCGCTTCAGCTCATTCTTCTCCTCGGGGCTGAGAGTGCGCTGGTTGAGCAGGGCGCGCTGCGCGGCCTCTTCGACCTGGGCCTCGCGCAGCTCGTTGGTGAGGGACTCGACTTCACCGGCCAGAGCTTCGCGCTTGGCGGCGTCAGTCTCTGCCTGAAGGGACGCCATGCGTGCGTTCAGGTCAGCAGCAATTTCGTGCGATTTTCTCATTGCTTGTTTTGAATTATGCCAGTTGCCGCTTGGCTCTGGCGATTGTTAAACGGATATTGATTTCGTCCGTCTCGGGGGCCTTGACCCCCTCCCCGGACTGCTTAGTGTCTTCCGGCTCGGGCTCGCGCTCGTAGCGGGCCAGCTCCTCGGCGGCGCTCCGCTTGGTGGCGTCCGGATTGCTCGGGACGTTCACGACGGACACCTCCATCAGCTCCTGACCGTTGTAGTAGTACACTTCGGGATCCTCGCCAGCGTCCTTGCGGCCCCAGTGGCCCTGGCCCGTGGCGCGGAAGCCCACGGACACGGCATTGATGGAACCGAAGAGGACCTTGCGGTAGACCTTGTCGGCCTTCTTGTTCAGCTCCGCCGGCTCGAAGTAGATCCGGATCCGGAGCTCGCCGTCCTCGACGTAGGCCTCGCCCCTGCCGATCACGTTGTCCGGATCGTCGCTGTAGTAGATGTCATGCTGGTAGCCCACCACGCCGTTGCGGGCGTAGCGGTTCAGATCCCACATGTCGGGAGGCAGCACGGTGCCGTAGGTGTCCACGGCGCCGGTGCTGGCTACGAACTCGACCATCCGCTGCTCCTCGTCGGTGGCGCGGAGCTCCAGGTGGTCTATCTGCCGGCGCAGGATGTTGTCTTTCTTCTCGTCTGCCATAAGGCTTTTCGTTGTTTGGTGTGTTGTCGACCA